ACTAAACATCATGAAGTTAGATGACAGACAAAGACGTGGAAAATTAAAAGGATCGGGAGACAACAGATGAAAGATATGACAGCACAAGACCAACAGTACGGACCAACACTACCTATCTCTGAAGAGATTCACGCAATGAAGTACCGCTCGAAGTGCGAGCCATTTCGTGAGGCAATGACACGTGTAGCTGAAGCTCTTAAGGATGACGAGGCGCACTTCAATAACTTCCGTAACATTCTATACAACCAGCGTTTCCTACCTGCTGGACGTGTACAGTCTGCTATGGGCGCACCTCGCCGTGTAACACCTTATAACTGCTTTGTGTCTATGACTATTGAAGATAGCATGGATGGTATCATGGAAGCTGCAAGACGTGCTGCAGAGACTATGCGCTTAGGTGGTGGTATCGGCTACGACTTCTCTACTCTGCGCCCACGTGGTACACTCATTAAGTCTCTGGACTCTAAGTCTTCTGGTCCTCTTTCTTTCATGGGTATCTTTGATGCTGTGTGTAGAACTATTGCTTCTGCTGGTCACCGCCGTGGTGCACAGATGGGTGTCCTGCGGGTAGATCACCCAGACATCGAAGAGTTTATTACAGCTAAGAATAACAGCACTGAACTAACCCAGTTCAACATCTCAGTGGGTGTGACTGACGAGTTCATGAAAGCAGTAAAAGAAGACAATGACTTCAACCTTAAGTTCAAGGGACGCATTTATAAGACTGTAAGTGCACGTGCTCTATGGGACCAGATCCTTCGCAGTACATGGGACTGGGCTGAACCAGGTATCTTGTTTATTGATCGTATTAATAAGAAGAATAACCTTTGGTACACTGAGACTATTGCTGCTACGAATCCATGTGGTGAGCAGCCTCTACCACCCAACGGTGCATGTCTACTAGGTTCATTCAACCTGACACGCTACGTAGTAGAACACGATGGTAAGTTTACTTTCAATACGAACCAACTACGTAACGATATTCCTCATGTCGTAAGAGCTATGGATAATGTCGTAGATAGAGCAACTTATCCACTGAAAGAACAAGAGGAAGAAGCTAAGAGTAAAAGACGTATGGGTCTTGGTGTTACTGGCGTAGCAAATGCTATCGAGGCACTAGGTTTTGAGTATGGTAGTGAACGTTTCTTAAGAACTCTTGAAGAGATTATGGGAGTTATTAGGGATGTCGCATATACTACAAGTGTTTCTCTTGCTTTGGAGAAAGGTAAGTTTCCTCTCTATTCTGAAGAGTATCTTGACTCTGACTTTGCTAAGTCTCTGCCTAATGATATTCGTGATCTCATTCGCAAGCATGGCATTCGTAACAGTCACCTTCTATCAGTTGCACCAACAGGAACTATCAGCTTGTCAGCCGATAACGTATCCTCAGGAATCGAGCCAGTCTTCAGTCATTACTACGATAGAACTATCCAAACCTTCGACGGACCAAAGGTTGAGCGAGTAGAAGACTATGGCTACCGTGTGTTTGGTGTGAAGGGTAAGACTGCTGATGAGCTATCAGTGTTTGACCACGTCAAAGTTCTGAATGTGGCATCACGCTTTGTGGACTCAGCTTGTTCTAAGACTTGTAACACAGGTGATGATGTAACATGGGAAGAGTTCAAGCAGGTCTACATGGATGCTTATGATGGTGGTGCCTCAGGCTGTACAACCTTTAGGGCTGCGGGTAAACGTTACGGTATCCTTAACGCATCTAACTCTGAGGATGTAGCAGAGGAGCCAGTAGTAGAGGAAACTCAAGACTTCGTAGAAGAAGGTGGTGCTTGCTACTTCGATCCTGCAACTGGTCTACGTCAGTGTGAGTAGGAACCGTAGGAAACAAGTAGGTTCTGTTGAGTCACCCTGTGTATTAGTCTGTCGGATAGAAGATGGCTACTGCATAGGGTGTCAACGAACAGTAGATGAGATTCGTGACTGGATTATTATGTCTGAGTACGAACAAAAGAAATTAGTACATGAGTTAAAATGGAGAAGAGATGTACGTGATGCTAACAACTAGCCAATGTAACTTCTGTGATAGTGCAAAGGCTCTACTAAAGGCGAAGAACATTCAGTACGTAGAGTACAACATCCAGTCTAAGAGTAGTAAGTGGCTGCTGTATTTATTAAAGAGGTCTAGCATCACGACAGTCCCTCAGATCTTTGACAACGAGGGTAATTATATTGGTGGTTATACAGATCTAAAGGAACTGCTTACGAATGGATGACTTCCCAGATAAGCCAAGAAGAACTAGACGTAAGACTAACTATAAAAACTCTGATAAGAAGCAGACATCTGGTCTGATCCCTAAGACAGATAACCAGAAGCTTCTTATAGATGCTATGAAAGAGTACAGCCAAGTCTTTATTCTAGGTCCAGCAGGTACTGGTAAGACTTACGTGGCTGCTACCTATGCTTCAGATCTTTATACCTTGAAAGAGATAGACAAGATTGTAATCACCAGACCACACATTGCTGTTGGTAAAGACATAGGGTTCTTACCGGGAACTCTTGAAGAGAAGACTTACCCTTGGGCCTTACCTGTTCTTGATGTCCTACAGAAACACTTAGGCAAAGGTGCAGTAGAGACTGGCATCAAGAATGATAACATCGAGATGGCACCTCTAGCTCTGATGCGAGGCAGAAGCTTTGACAATGCTTTCATTATAGTTGATGAAGCTCAGAACATTACAACCCACGAGTTAAAAATGTTATTGACTAGGGTGGGTGAAGGGAGTACAATTGTGCTCAACGGTGATGTTCAACAATCGGACCTGAAGGAAGCTGATGGTTTATCTAAGGTTATACATCTAGCTAAGAAACATATGCTTCCTGTACCAGTCATTGAGTTTGGCGTAGAAGATATTATTCGTTCTGATATCTGTGCTCAATGGGTAAAGGTCTTCATGAAAGAAGGTGTGTAATGAATGAGGTATGTGTTAAGTGTGGGTGTTACCTAGACGACAAAGGCCATTGCCACGAGTGTACAGGTAACCTGATAGAAATGATTGGTAGGAGTGAAATGCAAAACAAGAAGTATGATCCAGTAGATAAACCCGTGCATTACAACACTGGTGGCATTGAAGCTATAGATGCTATCATGGCTGCTACCAATGACTTAAGTGAAGGATATCTACAAGGAAACATCTTAAAGTATGTGTGGCGTTATAGGTACAAAAATAAAATAGAAGACCTTAAGAAAGCACGTTGGTATTTAAACAAGTTAATTGAGATCTATGAGCGTAAGTGATACAAAGAGGCCAAGAGGTAGGCCACCTAAAAAGAAAACCCTTGAGCAGGAAGCCCAAGAGTTTCTACAAAAGGAAAGAGAAGTGATTCCCCCTGGAAATATCCAGCTTGGGGATTACTTTGCTGGATGCGCACTGTCTGGTTTGATAGCGTCTGGCAAGTTCCTACGGTCTGACGAGATCGTAGATGAAGCCTATAAGTATCGAGACAGGATGCTTAAGGCCAATAATAAAAAGTAGTTCTCCCACAAACTAAACCCCCAGCTAATTACTGGGGGTTATTTTTATTCGTAAGTCTGACCAGCACCTAAGAACTGTTCGGGGTAGATACCCTCTGAGAAGTCATAGTTCTCACTGGCATACTCAAGGATCTTCTGTCTTCTTGCTAGTTCTTCTTCCACACTTGATGAATCACCAAGGTACTCTCTAGCAGTCTTGTACTCGACAGGCTCACCTCTTGTCATGATAGAGACTAGATCATCAAAGTTTCTACCTTTGCTTGCCTCTAGCTTTCTCTCTTCAAGAACGTACATATTCCGTAGGTAACCAGCAGCCCGTCTTCTACCACCCTCAGTCTCAAGCATTGTATTAAAAGCATCAGTCATAAGGTCTTGCGCATTTTTAATACGGTGGTTAATGAAGTCCTCAAGGGCTTGTGTCTTTAGTTCTGTATCGTCACCTAATTCATCGTAGGTTCTGCCAGCATACTCTGATCTGTTGTTTAGTTTCCAGCTAGACTTCCAAGCTTTGAACTCTTCAGCCATAGAAGGTACACCAGCCATACCAGTAGCAAGAAGTTTTCTTACTGTGTAATCAAGAGTAGCGTTCTTAGTCTTTGTATTACCATAGAGTTTGTATTCCTCTAGTCCAAGACGATTAAGTTCTTTCTGTAACTCAGTGCTGGGTGGCTCCTCAGTATAACCAAACTGTCTGGTGATAGGGTTATAGCCTCCTACAGGCGTTGGGTTGAACGGAGAGTACAGCTTAAGGTCTTGGTTAGTACCCCTCTTAGTCTGAGTTAAACCTACACCCTGTGCGTCCATCAGGAAGCGTAGAGCTTGGTTCCTAAAGATACCCTCTCCAGTGATCTCTTCTAGGAAGTTTCTCTCCCCAGTCATTTGATCACCTCTTACATCTCTGACGTAAGGGTTACCTCTAGCAAAGTCTGATAGCTGACCAGCAGCATCTCTGGCAATCGTACCAGGATAAGTAAATGTAGATACAATATTACCTAGACGTTTATAAGCTGCCTCAGAGAACTCACCAGTCTTAACAGCATCAGACAAGTCAGCAACTAGGCCAAGGTCAAACCCTAGGTCACCCATACCAGCTAGTACTTCACCAGCGTTCTTCATGAATGACTCGTTGTTGATAGGTATAGGCTCATTACCTAGAAGACCTGACCGCCAGATAAAATCTCCAATTAAAAGGTTAGCGGCCCAAGGACCAGCAGTACGTCCTGCGTCTACCTCAGCACCAGTGGCGGCTACTACTTTATCATAGTCTATCTCACCGTTCTTCTGGGATGCCAACCAGACACCCCCCGCAGTAAGCATAACACCAGTCATCTGCCTAGCTACTCTGTCTCTACCAGTTTTAAATGGATCTGAGAAAGCATCCTCTGGGATTCGTCTTCCGTATTTAGACTTTTCTAATTTATCTAGACCACCAGTCAA